CTATAGACGTTACTGGCACCCACGGAAAAGAAAAAATTATTAGCAAAATAAAAAATTGTATTGCTTAATGGTATATCTGCTTTGGGTCCAATAGTATCTATTGCTATACTGACATTTGCAATGCCTGTATTATAATATTCTGAAATACGAGCAGATGCTTTTGGTGCACCATTGAAAACAAGGTTTGTATTGGAATATACAGCAGAAGTTCCTGATCCGCCATATCCAAAACCGCCTATGGTACCATCAGGATTTCCTACTAGACTTACACCAATAACGCTACCTGTTGTTACCTCGGCAACGGACCCAGATGCTTCTATTGGATTAGCAATATCAGATGCTATTCCTCCATATACAATTACGGGGTCTCCTACGTTATAGAGTAATCCTCTGCTTGCAGGATTTATAACTATGTTTGTAACTTGGCCTGATATTTTTGCTCTTAAAACATTACCATCAATCAAAAAATCTTGATTATCATTTCCAACTACTTTTACAAATTCTCCAGTTACGAAATTTCTATTGATGTTTGAAATATAAACATCTATTTTATTGTTTTCTAATAAAGAATTTTCTATAACTGCAAATGCTCCAGATACTTCACCTAAAAGTTTTAATCCTCTTAGATTTAGAAAATTGGTATCTGTTGTTAATAATCTAACGAATCTAGGAACATACCATACTCCACCAGATGCTCTTAATACTAAGTCCTTTGTTGGAAAATATTCAAAATCAGAATCGTATAATACTCTAAACAAAAATTGATATGAAGATGGAGTTCCTTTTGACTGATACAGTTGTCTTGCTACTTTTAGTGCTAGTCTTTTATCTATTAAAGCATCTTCTGGAAAATAAGGAAGAAAATCATTAATAAAATAATTCAAAAACTCATCGGTAGTTTTATCTATGTCAGAATATGATAATAGATTTTTAGCACCATATGTCGCACCTTGTTTGGTGGTACTTGCTAATATGCTTTGTGCATTTGCGGTATCTGACAGTTCCAACCATTCATAGTATGCCTGTATGAATGCTATGAATTTTTCATAATCTTCATTATCCCTGATAAACTCAGGGAGTTGTGATGGTATCAGTAATGATGTTTTTTTATTATTCGAAATCATTATTTTTTAGCAACTAAATTTATATTGATTGCATTTGTATCATATGGATCCACAGTCAATATTTTATTTTGACTTGTTGTTAATAACGAAGTAGAAGGATTCATAGTCACAGTTAATTGATATAGGTCATTGTCTATTGTATATGGATTGAATGATTCTAAAGTAACAACTCCATTTACATAATCTATAGTGCCAGCATTAGAATCAAATATTGTTTTCACTTTACCCGAATTTGTATAGTAATATGACCTTACAGTACCATATCTGCCTTCAATTACTGCTGATGCTGCACCTAACTGTCCTGATGTATCTGCTGCCTGATTTGTTATTTGAACGATAGCACTTGTATATCCAGAACCAGGGTCTGTTACTTCAATATTTGATATTGAACCATATATATTAAGAACAGCATTTGCTTTAGCACCAACACCGTCTCCTAAAATAGTAACGATAGGTTCGTATTGATATCCATATCCAGGATTTGTTACTGAAATAGACTCAATGCCTCCTGTATATGAAGGTACTTCTTCTAAGTAAATGCCATCAATAATTGTTGTTGTGTCTGTTGGGTCTCTAAATTGCATAGAAGGATAACTGCTTAATCCACTCAAATATGCTGACCTTGTAAATGGAACTCCAAAATTAAGAATATAATTTTTCGATGATGTTAAACTAGGATATAATTTCTTTTGTACTTTGACTGAGAGTTCAGCAGACAATATCGACTGATTTGTATTTCTAACTACAGATGTAAAGTCAGAAATAGAAAATGTTGAATTGAAAGTATTTAATGCAGTATTTGAATATGATTGAATTGCTGCTTTTATATTTGTCTTTAATTGTGCTGGAGTTAAATTTGTATTTTTTGGGTCATACAAGACATTAGCATTAATCTGCAAGTATGTATAATCTGGATCAACAATTACAGGATCTACAGTAACAACAGAAACTGGTCTGATTACTTCTTCTCTTATTTTTAATTTTTCTGATGATGTTAGATTATATCTGCCTGCAGGTTTAATTGAAATAAAGACTTGACCAAAGACTGGAGGAGTATTTTCTTGTCCTCCCCAAACGTTAACAGCATCAAATGAGTAACCTAATTTGTTGTTCTGTAAAACTGAAATATAATCTTCTTTTGATACTGCTCTACCTTGTGCAGAATATGCTTTGGGAGCAGTATATTTTATTTGGTCAATCGTTTGTCTTTCTTTACCGTCCGATGCTGCAACTATAGGATATATGGTTGTATTTGAGAATCCAGCAACTTGGTCTAATAGAATAAAACTATTTGCTCCTGCTGCTGCTGTTCCTTCTGTTGATACAAAACTCACTCTTATAATATTTCCATCATCTAATTTTTTACCTATAATACCATCACCGAAATAAATTTCGTAGTTTTCATTTATTCCTTCTTGAAGGAAGTATACTTGACTGGTTCCATTTAGATTCAATACATCTTCACCCAATGTGAATATTCGTACTGCGCTATTTGTTGATGATGTTTGAACTGATACTTTAAGAGTTGAAGTATCAATGTTTGAATCTGGTATATCAAACACATAATTGGGATTTACTGTACTATCAACAGTAAAAGAATAATTTACTAAAGTACCTTGTTTTAATTCGACATTATTAAAGTTTGCAACAGCATTAACAACATTTTCGGTATATGATGTTGTTGTAACGAAATTATAATTTATTCCATCAATTGACTGAGAAATAAAGTTTGTATATGCTGGTAATGTTATCGAACTATCTCCAACATTTCCTACGACAAGAGCAACATTAGCACTAGAGGCAATCGCTGATAATGGAGTGTAACCGAGAAGTTTAGCATGAGATACTACAGATTCTCTTTGTAATGCAGTATCGAGGAACATTTCATTCGCAACCATATTCAAATAATATGCATTATACTGAGTATTATAAGCAAGAATATCAATTAAAGTTGAAAGACCAGAACCAGAAAAGTTATAATCTTTAAATGTATCTTGTGATTTTAGGTAATTGATAATACTTGATTTAATATCAGTAAAATCTAATTGTGATAATTGAATTTGGTTGTTGGCTGCTGCCATTATCTTCTCCTCTCAAGGAGTAAATTAACTGATGATGGTTGTGTATTGTTGCCTATGAAGAAGGTCAACTCTATATAGAATGCGTTTTGGTCTTCAAGTGCAACAACTTTAATATCTTTTACTTGTGCCCTGGGTTCGTAATTGTTAATTACGTCAGTTATTTCAGACTCTAATGCAGCTGCGGTTATTGCAGTTGTAGGTTCAAACAAATATGCAGACATATTTGAACCTAGATTTGGTTGCATTGGTCTTTCATAAAAATTAGTTAATAGTAAATTTCTCACCGAACGAATGACTGCTTGGTCGTCATAGCTAAACGAAACATCTCCCGTAACAGGATTACGAGTAAATGTTAAATCGATGTCTGAATATATTTTCTGTAGAGTTTGTGCCATATATTATTTATTAAGCAAATCCAAATACGCTTTTCGAATTTCTAAAATTTAAGTTGTATTGAAATTTGGTGCCGTGACCGTTCCTCCATAATTTCCTTTACCGTCAGCATTAACGTTTCCATCTGTGTTGACGTTTCCTCCAACATTTGTATCTCCAGAAACAATCGCATTACCGTGTCCAACAAAATCTAACTCCGCTTGAATATTACCGTTTGATGATATACTACCTTGATTCAAAAAGTTTCCAGTTGATTGTATATCACCTACCTGGTCGATGTTCCCAACAAAGTTAAATGATTCTGCCATTGCCATAAAGTGTCCATCAACCTTCAATGACATGTTTCCTTTGACTTCCCACTCTACGTCACCATCTATCTGAACTTTTGCATTGCCTTTGATGTAGACCTTCAGATGCCCTTGAGTAGTCCTTTGTTCGTCTCCCATGATATAGATGTAACCATCTTTTTGTATGATTTGCACGTTGTCATTGACTATTTTTTCCATTCTCGAACCGTCAGGATGTATTTCTGTAAATGTTCCTGTACGATGTTGAATGTTTATTCTTTCTGCTCCAGGAGTATCATCAAACTCCATAACGTGACCAGATTCAGTTGCCTTACTATTGTTGTATGGATATTTTGCATCATACGGGACTGGTTTTTCATTGAATGAATTGTTTGGGTCTACTGCCGAAAGAACTTCATCTCCTTTTGCATCGTAATTTTTCTTGTTCTGTTTAACCTCAGTTAATTGAGATAACTGTTGTACATTTTTGTTTAATAATGTTTCTAATTCTGATATTGTTGACATGATTTATCCTTCAGGCAAAGTATTATAATATTGTGTGAGGCCTTCATTTATTCTTGCATCATAGTCTTTTCTTATTGCATTTAAGGTTGTTCTCAACTCAGGTCCGTCGTTTCCTGCCGCTGCAACTAATTGTTCAATTATGGATGCTGTTTTTGAAGTTCCTAAAGCCAATTGTGCTTTTACTGCCTGATATTCTTTTTTAGTTTTTGTTGCATATAGTGCTTCATTTATCTCATTTATTCTTTTGCTTGCATATTCTTCAAACAGATATATGCAATTTTCTATTGATTTTTTTTGTGAACTATTTGCTTGATATAGAGGAACATTTGGTGGTATGGGATTAGGTACCGGATCAGTTACGGTGCTAATGCCTGTTGCTGCCACGGGGGTTTTAACTTCCGTTACTGCTAGAACTGGTATTTTTGTTATGATATTTGCTGGAGCAAAACCTTTTAGTTTATCAAAAATTTTTGACGAAATATCAGTTGCACCAGACCTAAGACTAGATAAATCGGTTTTTAGTCCCAGAGATTCTTGTGCTTTTGCTGCCATATTAGATGCAGATGCCGTTGCTTTTCCTAATCCAGCAGTTATTGTTGCTTGTGCTTTTGCGAAATCTGCTGTTGCTTGTGCTTTCTGTGCGTCAGTTATTGAACCTACTGCACCTGAAATTCCAGAGGTTACTGATGATGTTAACCCCGATACTAATGATGATACTTGTCCTGATAATCCTGATAGAGGAGAACTGATGTTGTTTAAACTACTAGCATTTAAACTTAATGCTCCTGTAGGCAAATGTGCAATCGATCCTGATAATGTATTAACATTGGGTAAAAGACCTTGTAACTGATTTTGTAATCCACCAACAAGAGCAGAAGGATTTAATGCTGATGCTGCTCCGGCCGCACCACCAGCAATATCTACAGTTAGACTTCCTGCCTTGGGTCCTGATATGTCAGTAATAAGACTCTTTAATTTTTCTGTCACTTGAGACGGTGCTAATTTTGGATCATTGATTGCAAGAGGAGATACGGATGGGAATCCTGTAAGTTGAGGATTTCTTTGTGCAGGTTGATTGATTGTGTTAACACCAGACCCATCCGTATTTTCTTCTCTTGTCTTTGGAAATGCAGGAGCAGTTAATAATTGTGCTGCGGTTCTAGGATCCGTAAATCCTTGTTGGGGAATATTT